TAGAACTTAATTGCGTATGCAATCCACAAGCTGAACCTGTTAATGCTGTTGTTGTTAATTCTTTAAAAGATGGAAAACTTTTATATCCTTTTGATAAAGGTATAACGTTATCTACTTTCATGCTTCCTCTATTTTGAAAAGAAGGCATATCAGACATTAATTGCCCGAACTCAATCATGCAACACTCTTAGCAGTCATTTGCAACGGACCTGATGAATGTCGTCCAACCTCATCAGATGTATTCGCTACTCGAACTGCTTCTTTATATAATTCTGCCCATGTTCCTAAACGTTCATCTTGCATTAAAAAAGGTGCTGACTCCAACAAAGAAGCATACAAATATAAATCTGGATGATTTGTTAAAATAGCGTTTGATGTATTACTATCACTTAATGCTGTTGGTTTAGAATAATACGCCCACTCAATAGAATAATTACTATTAGGAGTTGGGCCAAAATATAAACGTTCTCCTATAACTGTATGGTAGATTGGTTCCCCGCTAGTTGTTCCACCATAGTTTCTTGTTAATTCAAATGGTGACATATAACGTAATACAATTTTAGGTGTTGTATTTAATGCTACATACCGAAACTCTAAAAAGTTTGTTGGCAAGGCAAGATAGTTAGTACCACTTGTTGCTGTTGCTGTTGCGACGTTTTCCATAATTCGTAATCTTAAATCTCTGCCGTGTCTTGCTTCGGCCAATGCAATAAAATCAGGAATATATGACGTTAAATCATCGCGGTTTAAATAATTTGCTATTGATGTTTTTAAATTTGCGAATGTGTCTAAAGCCATTATATATCACCGTGCCATGTTCTAAAATATTGAAATTCATTACTGTTTAATTTTTGTTTAATTTTTTTCCAATCGTTAGGATCAAAAAAATTTATTCCTTCTTTGCGCCATTGTTCAATAACTATTCTTGGAATACATGCTACATGTTTCATAAAATTACCGCTTTGATCTATATGATTCATTTCTATTTTATTTGCATTTAAAATAGGTTTAACATCTTGTTCTTGATATAAAGTTGTTCTATCTTCAGCTTCATCATAATGAAAATATTGTCGCACATCTGATGGATTAAAGGGTTTATTTAATGGTGTTAAATCGGACATATTTTCCTTGTTTTCTGCGGTTTTTTAATTATTTAAATTATTTATTTGACATATAACATTGTTATACGGTATAACATCGTTAAATAAACAAGAAGGAATAAAACGATGAATATATATACTTTAGTAAACTACAAAGGTAACGGTGAAGTTCAAGGTAGCTTTAGTTCTATTAACAAAGCAATTCTTTTTTTAAAAGAAACTTGTTCAACAAATATTGGTTATACTAGTGATGACCAAAAATATTTGGGTGTTGGCATGATGAAGCCATCTGAAAAAAAACATATTTTATATTTAAAAGATTTAAACGATGACAATGAAAACACTACATTTCGTGTTTTTGTTAGTGAACTAAATCCAACATTAGAAAGGGAGGGGGAATAATCCCCCTCACTCTTAATTAAATTTACGAAGTAGTATTATCAAATACTCCACCACTAGCTTTTTCATTTTCACTAATAAGTGTGTATTCAACAATTAACTGAGATTTTTGAGAGTCACCAGTTACAGATAAGTCTTGTGTAGTGAATGGTCTTAAATAACCAATTGCCCATTTATCAGACTCTAGGATTAGTATATCTCTTGTTCTTACTAATCTGTTTGGAATAACTTTCATAGAACCGTAGTCACTACGATACACGTCAAAATAATCATTGATAGTACCGTTGTTATCGACAACGCTTCTAGTTGCATCAGCACGTCCAGTAAACGCGTTCATTTTTCTTTTGTTGAAAGATCCAACATGAACAACGTCAGGATTACCACCAGACTCAAAAATTAAGTCTAATGCACTTGTAAAAATTGCTTCTGTTAATGCTCTTTGAGTTCCATCAGTTCTAGCGTCCGTACCGTTTCCAGTAGGGGAAGCTGGTGAACCAGATGCACCCATAATGTCATTTGTAGCAATCCAAGATTGGACTGATCCAAGTTCTCTTGCTGTTGATGAGTTTCCTGCAACACGCCCGTTGTTTAAACCAATCATCGCGTGTTCCATATCTCTTTTTAGTTCTTTAGATTTGTGCAACATTTGGAAAGCTTTTTCTTTCTTTCTTCCTGCTCTGTTAACAGCATCTAACGTATTAGATACTACAACAGTTTTATCACTGATCTGTGTGTAGTTTCCTACTCTTGCAGTTTGTAAAGAAGCATCTAAAGTAGCTTCGTCGCCTTCGATTACTTTGTTATCAGCAACACTGGAAAGCGCTAGAGTTTGCCACTCATGAAAAGTATTTGTTACTTTTTGAGATTTCAACCCACTTAAAAATGGAGTTTCTGTAACTGCCACTAATGAGATTAGGTTCGTCAAATCTTCACGATTACCAATGCTATCGTATGAATCGAAGGTGTTTGTAGGTTGAGCCATACAATTTCCTTTCTAATTTAGTACGTTCATAAACGCTTCTAGCATGTCACCTGACTTACCAGACTTAACGCGTTTAATTGCATCTTTGCGACGTTCATAGTTAGCATCATCTTTAGAAACTGGAATTCCAGACTTAGAAACTTTAGGAATATTTTTTACTTTTTTGTCACCAAGTTTAGCTTTCTTTAATTGATTATATTTCATGCCTTCTATCGCTACCATAACGGTACGATGGTCGGTTAACATGCTTAATTCTTGATCGCTAAATCCGATTTCATTTAAGTAATTTTTAACATTTGCTTGTATTTTTCCTTTTTTAACAGGATCAGCAAATTCAGGAACTTTTTCACTTAACATATTACTTTGTGTCGTAACATAATCAGCGTATTTTTTCTTTTGTTCCTCATCTTGTTTCTGTTGAATAGACTTTAATTCAGTTTCCGCTTGTTGACGTATTTCTTTTTTTCTATCTGCTTCTGCTTTTAATCGAACATATTCAATGGGGTCTTGTTCATAAACTTTATCCCAGTCAATATCTTCTTGCTTATCAGATTTTATAAAAGATTTTAGCTTAACTGCATAATCATCGCGTTCTTTTTTTACCGCTTCTAATTCAGAATTAACTTTTGCACGTTCAGTATCTAAACCTCTACGTTCATCAGCTAATGCCTGAGTTTTTTTTGAGTAATCGCTTTGACGACTATATCCATTTTTAAGTTCGTCGAGGGTAACTTGTGTATCTTGACCATCTACTTTAACGGTAACAAGTTCCTCGGTCCCTTCTGCTGGGGAGTTGTCAGTTTCCTCTAGTTCCAAATCATCGGGAGTTGGTTCATCTGATGGCGCTTCTGGTTGTGCTTTCGCGTCCTGTTCACCTTCTGATGTTGGTTGTTCGTTCTCTGCGGTTATTAAGTTTTCGAACTGACCTAATAAATTTTCTTTTACCTCTGGTTCAGGTTGAACCGTTGGTTCTTCAGTGACCGCAGTTTCCTGAGTAGGATTGTCTGCCATATTTTACCTTTATTTTTTTAATAATTTACCAGTTTCCATTATGGATTTTAACTGGTTTAACACTGATTCATGCATCTTTATCATTAGATAAAGTTTTTCGCGCGCTTCAGCGTCCCGAATAGGACTATTAATTAATTCTTCTACTAATCCTAATCGTAACTTGTCATTAGCTTCCTTAAATATAGGATGCTCTAAAATTTTTTTTGCTTCTTCTGATCGTTTTAATTCTTCTTCAGGTGTCATTAATAATCGCCTGCATATTGTTTTTCATATTTTTTTTTCTTTTTATTATACATCATGTGCGGGTTGCCTATGTTGTAACTACCTGCGCCCGCTTTTGATTGTGCTGATGTATAATTTTGCGGACTAGCGGTAAAGTTTAATTCATGTGGATTTACTGTTCCGCCTGTTGCTTGTGCATCATCTTTTATTTGTTGATAGGTCATTGTTTGAGCATATGGATTACCACCTTGATTAACTATATTTTGTGCTTCTTTTTTAGCTTGTATTTGATTGTTAATTTGCTCTGGAGTAAGACCTAACTTAGAAGATTGAGCATTATTAATAATTCCCATAGCTTGAGTTAAACCTAATTGACCTTGTTTAGTATTTAGGTCGTAACCTCTTTTTGCTAGTTCTTTTTCCATAAATTTTCTTCTTGATTCAGGATTGGTTACTCCTAATAAACCTAATCCAATAGTCAACATATTAGGTAGTGACTTTTTTAAATAAAATTCTTCTCCTAATTTACTTGGTAAAAAACCTAAAAGATCGTTTGCCAAAACTCCATCTGTTAAATAATTTAACAGTTCATAATCACTTGCATTTTTCATATCTTCAATAGACATATAAGGTCTTTGTTCTGGTTCGTTATCATCTCCAGTTTTTCCTGCTCCTCTGTTTACACACATTGGATGTCCTGCATTAGCTGGCATTGAACAAAATAC